GAACATTTACTGCGGCTTGAAGGTCGGCTACGACGGCCCGCCCCAGCCGATGGAAAAGGTGCTGGACATCGCCCAGCGGTACGTCGAAAACAACGGCCTCGGCGTCACCGTCACCCCCACGCACTTCGTGTACCCCGGCGGGAACGAGCCGGGCGTGATAGTGGGGCTGATAGATTACCCCCGATTCCCGAAAAATCCGGAAATAATTCGTTGGCACGCCCTACTATTGGGTGGAATGTTAAAAGACGAGTTGCGGCAGGAAAGGCTGAGCATCGTATTTCCCGACAAGACGGTCATGCTGGGCGAAAAATAATATGGAATCACTCGAAGACATCCTCAAGGACAACGTCAACCTAGTCGTCGACGGCAAGAAGGTCACCCTCGAACGCAGCCGGTTGGTCTTCAATGAAGCCAACCTGAGCCGGTTCATCGAGGAAGAGGCGGTGTGGTACGACCACTTCGGGAATGCGCTTGCGGACGCAGAAGCGGACTTGCAGAACAAGGAAATCGAGTGGGACAAGGTCTACTCGGAGAAATTCGCCGCCCAGAAGGACGAGGGGGCCTCGGACAAGCTCGCCGAAGCTCGTGCCAAGGCCGACCCGGCGGTGCAGGAGGCGAAAAAGGCCATCGTGGAGGCCAAGCGGAACGTCAAACACCTCCAACAGCACCTCCGGGCCTGGGACCACTGCCACGCCAACGCCCAGAACCGGGGTAACACCCTCCGCAAGGAAATGGACAAGCTCGGCACGGACATCAAGTTCGGCAACAATTCTTACGGCTCCCCTGGCTATAATCAGTCGGAACTGGACGAGACCCTGGACAGCATTATCGGAAAGCCGCAGGAGTAAATGGTCGACCCGGACGACATTACCAACTTCGGCCGCACCCAGTGGGAGTTGGAAGAAGTACTCGTCTTTTGGATATGCGTGGCCGGGAAGACGGCAGCTACCATTTCCAAGGCGGTCGAGAACGTGCGGCGTCACCTCAACGGCGGCAGGCGTGCACCCCGCCCCGGGTATTTCGAATTGCTCCGCCGGGTGCCGCCGGAAAAACTCCCGGAGATATTAAAATCTCACGGCATCGGTTGCTACAACCTCAAGGCAAAAGGACTCGCCGCCCTCGCCCGTTCCGGGCTCGACCTGAAAACGTGTACGTACCAGGACTTGCGTCGCATTCCCGGCTGTGGCCGGAAGACGGCTAAGTGTTTTCTAATCCACAGTCGCAAGGAGTCGCAGGACGCAGGGCTCGACACCCACGTAATGAAGGCGCTCCGCCGCCGGGGTTTTCGGGACGTGCCCGTCGCCACCCCGGGTAGTGAGAAACAGTACGCCTACTGGGAGCGGATCGTATTGGGTTTGACCCGGGAAGAGGGCAAGACCGTTGCCGGGTGGGATTTGGACGAGTGGAAGGCGGGGAAGAACGAAAAGAAAGAAGGAAATAAAATGTTCACGATGAAATTGGTCGGCGACTTGTTCCCCTCCATTGCTGACGGCTCCAAGCGTTGCACTATCCGTGCGCACAAACGGGACATACCGTTGGGGTCATTGCGATTTGAGCAGTCGGATGGCTCTCCTGACGACACCTTCTCCGATCAGTGGGCCGTGGTGGAAATAGTCGAGGTACGTCACAAAAAATTGGGCGAGTTGACCGACGAAGAGGCACGAATGGACGGGGCGTCTACCGCCGCCGAAATGAAAGTCGCTCTTCGCCGGTTCTACCCCGACTTGACTGACGAAGACGATATCACCATCGCTATTTGGAAGTAATTATTCGTTCGGCGTGCTAAATAACCCCGTCACGGGCATCCTGTCCCGCCCTTTTCCAGCGAGTGCCGCCCGTCCGTGTACGGCGTCATCGGCGGAGTGGGCGGAAGGAAAGTCCAGCACGGTGGCCGGATGCTTGCCAGGCACGGCCCACGGGCGATCCGAATTGGGGGAAACACCCCCGACCGTGGCGGGGGCGAACGAAGCGTATTCGTTTGCCCTTTTTATTTCATGAACATCTCTGAACTCAAACCCCTTCTGGATCAGGACTTGAAGAAGTCCTTGGTCAGTCCCGACACGCTCCTCCACTCTTTCCTCTTGCTCACGGAAGATTCGAGGAAGAGCATGGCGTATACGGACCCGAAATACATTCCTTTCTACTACTACCTGGGCAAGCACATCGCTCCGGTGTCGTTCGTCGAAGTCGGATTTCGGTTGGGGTTGTGCAGTGGGTGCTTCTTCCGGAGTTGCAAGACGGTTAAGAACTTCCTTGCCTTCCAGCGGCAATCGGCCGAGTATTACTCCCCCCGCCTCGCTCTGAAGAATATAAAAAAGAACTATCGGGGCACCGTCGACGTGGTCGTGGGGGATATAATGGGGAAGGAATTCCTCGGAAAATACACGGGTCGCACCTGGGATTTGGCCCTGATGAACGACGAGATGGGGTACGACGAGCACCGGGTGGCGTTTGACACCCTGTGGAACGGGTTGGCCCTCGGGGGATTCGTGGTGGCCGACTTCGTCGACACCCACAAGCCGGGCGGTACGGCGTTCCGAGACTTCTGCCGGACGAAGAACCGTGAGCCGGTCTTTTTCCCCACCCGCTACGGGATGGGGATGGTGCAAAAATGAACAAAAATTCGTTCGATCCCTTTTCCGACACCTCAAAAGCCTTGATCGACCGCCTGACGACTGCCCTCTCGCTGCCAGCCAAGTACGGCATCAACGACAAGCTGCCGAGCCACCAGCTTCAGCAGTTGGCGTTGCTGGTGAAAAACCAGACGGAGTACGCTCAAAATTCGGGTCTGACGCCCGCAGAAGAACGGCAACTGGTACTGGCGATCTGGAAAAACTCCCCCTTGTTCGACATCGTATCTGTCCAGACGCAGTTCACCCCCAACGACGTGTATTATTACCACACAAAGGAGGGGTGGCAGGAAGGCCACACGTCTGCCAAGACCAAGAATTTGGCGGCACAGTTTGCACAGTTTTCCCCCGAAAGCCTTGCCGATCTGAAAGAGGTTCACGGTATCGACGCATGGGCGAAGTCCCTCCTCCTGCTCGGAGAGAAAATTAAGGCGGAGATTTTCCGGGAAGTCACGGCAGATTTTCGGCAATTAGGAGCCCATTCCCGGCGATTTCCGTCCTTCGATGCCGCCGAAAACTTTTTGGAGGCCAAATTCAACGAGGAATCGAACTGGGTGGTTACTTCGCCCCGGATGGCACAGAAGGTGTTCGGATACTTCCACAATCATCCGGCCATAGAGAAGGTGTTTATCGACGGCAAGGCGGTCTGGATAGACCCTGTTTTTCCCGAACACGAGATGCTGTTGGGGTGCAAAAAGGGCGACTACGACCCCGGGATCGTGTACAGACCCTACGTGGCGTTTATTTTGTCCGACATCATCATGGATGCGGACTCTTTTGTCCCCCGTCGCCACGTCATGCACCGGTACGCCAAGAGGGCGAGTGGAAGCCCGCACATTTTTGCTTTGGTTAACGAGTCGCTGGTCGACCAGGAAGTTGCCGACTCTAATTTGTGCCACAGGACGCCCACCGTGTTGAAAACGGACGACATGCACGCCGCCGACGTGGGCTATTTCTACCGCCCTTACATTTCAATAGACGAGGAAATCAACCCGGGCGACTTTGACGTTTCTCCGGAAATCAAAATGAAATATTCGGTCAATCGCCTCGCCGAGAGTGGCAACTACTACGGTCAGCTTAAAATAGGCAAATGACACTCTTCTAGGGACACAATGGGTTACTTAGTCAATTACAAATTTCACCCGGAAATCAGCAAGGGCGAGTACGACAAGGAAGACATGCGTACGGCTAACATCAAGGTCGGCTCGCCCTACGAGGACGTCCCGCTCGAAGTGCTGGCCGGCAAGGTGATGGCACTCCTCGCCCGCCGCAGCGTCCTCGTGGTCGACGTCGAGATCATGGAGATCACGAAGAAACCCCTCGCTTTCAAGGAAGTCGAGGACGGCATCGTCATCAAGAACAAGAAGTTCCGGTTTGACGACGGCCCCGCCCTGTCCGGCGGCGAGGAGATCAAGGAGAGCCCCGAGGCCCAACTGACCGCCCTCCTCCAGACCCACCCCAACCTGGCCCAGTTGCTCAACCCGGCCACACAACCGCACAACAACCTGCCGGTCAAGAGGGCCACCCCGCAACAGGCCCCGCTGCCGCCGGGTACGGGAACGCCCGTCCGGTACGAATTTTATCGTCCGGACGACACGTTCTGGGAGGACTACGCCAAGGGCATGATTAAGGACTACGCCTTCACGGTCGGCAAGCAGTACCCGATCCTGGCGGAAAAAACCCGTCCCATCGCCAAGTCGGCGGGCGGCACGGCCCAGGGGATTTTCTACGAGACCGTGGACGACAAGGGGCGGAAGCAACTCGTCCCCAACCAGTTGTTCACGCCGAAGATTTCCAGGCTCGAACACGAGGACAGTGCGGGCGGGGGCGGGCTGACGGACGACGGACTTTACTGGGGCGACGCCAACGGCGACGTGCCCGAACTGAGGAAGCGATGAACGACCAGAAGAAATTCAAGAAAAAGAAGGAACGGGAGAAGCGGGTGCGGGAGAAGATGCTGCGCCGCCGTGAAACCCTCACGAAGATGAGCAAGGAGGCCAAGGAGCGGCGGGCGTGGGAGGACCGGATGGAGAAGGAGAGCCGGGTACAACCCCAGCCCATCCGGAAGAAGCTCACGGCGGACGAGGTTCGGGAAAAGCTCGAACACAACATGAAAATTCTGAAGGCCCTGGAGGAGGAATACGACCGGGAGCACTCGAAGGAAAAGAGACTCCCCGATCACATCGAACAGGACGTCAAGCGGATCAAGGGGAAGTTCGAGGAGGCCGACTCCGTCAATCAGGGTTAATTTCTGAAAATAAAAGTTTTATTCCAGAAATTTATTGATTCTCCCCGCCGATATTCAGTATAGTACTAACACCTAACAGCCACTTAACTAACCCCTCTACTTAGGAGAACTAATGTCTAACTTAGACCTGAACGAACTCGTTGGCGAAGCAGCCCGCCTCAACACCAAGCCCGGCGAGGGCGGTGGATTCCTGGACAACTTTGTGAAGATGCCGGACAAGGAAGGGGCCGTAGTGCTCCGCATCCTCCCGCCCGCCCGTGCGGACCAGTTCAAGACCGACGAGAACCCCAACCCCCTCAAGCCGAAACTCTACGGCAGCACCCGAACCCACAAACTCCACGGCAAGAGCTTCCAGTGTCCCCGTGAGTTGCAGGGCGACCGCTGGATGGGCGACTGCCCCGTCTGCCGCATGTACTCCTATCTCTGGAAGGAGTCGGACAAGCTCCCGAAGAACAGCGAGGAAGCCAAGGCCATCCAGAAGCAGGCCCGGGAACTCAAGCCGACCGAGCGTTACTACTACAACGTGATCGTCAAAGCCCAGACGAACGAGAAGACCGGAAAGCTCGAAGAGGTGCACGACCTCACGCCGAAAATCTTCTCGTGCGGCAAGTCGGTGCACAACATGATTATCATGGGCATCGTCGGCAACGAGAAGACCGGCGAGAAGGGGTACGGAGACGTCACCGACGTCAAGACCGGCCGGGACTTCAAGGTCATCAAGATTCTCAAGGAGTCGAACGACGGCGTGTACCCGGATTACCCGGGCTCGAAGTACCTCGACCCGTCCCCGCTGGCCGAGCCGGACGAGGTGCCGGACATCCTCTCGAAGATGCACGACCTTCACTCCCTCCGCAAGCCGTCGAGCGTCGCCGACCTGGAGAAACACCTGAAGATTCACACCGGCGTCCTGCCGGACGAGGGCGAGAACGACGGGTTCAACCCGGCCGAGTTCCAGAAGGGTGCCACCGTCGAGTCGAATGACCCGCCCGTCCGAACGGAGGTCAAGCGGGCTCCGGCCACGAAGGCAGAACAGCCCAAGCAGGAGCCCGCCAAGGCCGAGACCCCGGCCGACGAGGGCACCGACGACAGCATGGTCGAAGCGGATTTCATGAAAGAACTCCGTGAAATGGCCTAACACGGCAGAGTGACAGTGAGGCGCAGACGGGGCCGTAGTGCTGACTTTCGGCACTACGGCCCCCGTTCTTTTTACGTTTCGCAGTCGACGACTGCTTGAATTGAAACACACGTAATTTACGGAGCAAATATGGCAAGAGCAAAGAAAGACCCGGCGGGAGACTTTTTCGGCGAGTTGGCGGAACAGAGTGGCGGCACCCTGTTGCAAGGGAGTGGTGCGGCGGCGTACTTCATCGACAGCGGAAACCTGGCGGTGAATTACATTTGCACGGGCAAGTTTATCGGGGGAGGTATTCCGAGCGGCATCACCGAGGTGTACGGCCCATCCAGTTCGGCCAAGTCCCTCTGGGGGTACACGCTGGGTGGTCAGGTGCAGAAGATGGGCGGGTATTTCATCCTGCTCGACTTCGAACGTGCGGCCAACGAGAATTTCGCCAAGTCGGCCGGTCACGTCGACCCGTCGAAGACCATCGTACTTACCCCCAATTCGTACGAGGACTGCCAGGCCAAAATTATGGCCCTGGTGCAGCGGATTCGCAACCCAGAAAACAAGAAAAAGGGTATCGACCCGGACGCCCCCATTCTGTTCGTGTGGGATTCCATTGGCGTCACCATGGCGGACCGGGAGTTCCGGGAACTCAAGCTCCCGCCGGGGTATTCCAAGGAGCAGTATAAAAAAATCGTCGGCGGAAAGGAGCAGCCGGGCGAGCGGGCCAAGGCGGCGGGCACCTTCCTCCGCAAAATCCACCCGTTCTGCGACGACCACGACGTCAGCCTGTTCGTCATCAACCAGACCCGTGAAAAGATCGGCGTCATGTTCGGCAACCCCGAGACGACGGCGGGCGGCGGCAAGGGCCTTCCCTTCTACGCCAACACCCGCATCCGCACGGCCGCTCAGAAGAAGATCATGGACACGAAGCGGAAAATCCCGCTCGGCGTCAACCTAAAGGTGTCCAACAAGAAGAGCCGAACGTTCGTCCCGTTTCTGGAGACCGAGGGCATCCAGCTTTACTTCAACACCGGGATCAACCCGCTGGGCGGGCTGCTGACGGTGCTGATCGCTGCGGGTCGTGTCGAGTCCGCCAAGGGCGGCGTGTACAAGGTCAACGAGCCGTGGGCGGGCGGTCAAGATATCACGTTCAAAGCGAGCCTGGCCCGGAACGACCTCGATCCCGAAGTACTGATCCGCTGCCCGGCCCTCGTCGATGCCCGTGACGAAGACCAAA